GAGACGGTCGGCGCGACGCCTTCGGTGAGGGCGATCGGGGCGCCCGGGCGGGAGAGGTCGGCCTCTTCGCGGCGGAAGAAGCGGACGGTGCGGCTGCCGATGTTACGCGGCAGGTCGCCGTCGCGCGCGAACTGGTCGAAGACCAGGGTGTGCTGGGCGGTGGTGAGCAGCTTCTTCTCGAAGTGAGGGCGGAGCTGCGTCTGGATGAGGGAAGTATCGAGAGACATGACGTCTTAAGGGATGAGGGGGGGGAGGAAGGATGGGCTGAGGGATTGCGGAGAATGGGCGCGCCCGGCGCGTCAGGCTCCGTCCGCGTTGAGCATGGCCCTGCGGAGGTGGGCTTCCCGTTCGGCATCGCTCATGTCGTCGGGGGATTTGCGCGAGGAGGCGTTCCAGCCGTTGCCGCCCTCGACCGAAGTCAGGGAACTGAGGCGCTTGACCTCCTCGCGCAGTTTCTGGACCTGGAGCCGGTGAGCGTTCGCCTCGATCATGAGCCGGGCGATGCCTACCGCTGCCTTGAGTCCGTTGGGATGGCTCCTTGCGATCGGACCCATCTCCTTGTCGTTCACCAGGTCGTTCGCGATCTTGACCACCGGATTCGCCGGGTCGGCCAAGCTCGGGTCCTGCCTGATGAGGGTGTCGCGCACGCCGGCCCAATCCCGCTGGAAGGCGGGCTTGTCCCAATGCGCGTCGGGTTCCGGGACGCTATCGGCCTGACGTACCTTGTCGCGGGCCTCCTCCGCCTTCTCCTGGGCAAGTTCGGCCATCTTGTGGTCTCCCTTGTTCCTGTAGTCGCGGGCGAGGTCCTCGTAGGTCTTGCCGGGGTCCTTCACGTTACCGGGAGATTCGGACTGGCGGGTGAGCTGCTCCCGCTGGCGCCGGATCTCTTCCTTCTCCTCATGGAGCCGCTTCCAGGAACGGTCCAGCCGGACCTCGTCCTTCTGCTTCTTGTCGAGCGCCTGCTGGTACGGGGTCCGCTCGCGCGGCTCCTGGTCGTCCTGCTTGGTCTCCTCGGCCTGGGGGGATACGGCGGCAGCGGGCGCCGGGGTTTTCGCTGCTTCCTCCTTGGGCTGGGTCGCTTCGGGCTGGGGCTGGTCGACGGTCTCGGCGGTGACGCCGGTGTCCGCCTTCTCCGCGAGCTGCATGATCGCCGACACGTCGTCGACGACCGTCTCGGTCACGGGGCTGTTCTGTTCCTGGTTCTGGTCCATGGGTGTGTCTTTCTGTTGGCCTGGGTTCTAGTTCGGGAAAGGGACGTCAGGCCTGGCCGTCCTCCCCGGAAGTTTCATCCGCCTTGGCGGCGGCGCGCTGGGCGAGACCGCGGACGGTCCCCCAGCAGCTGGCGAAGCCGCGTGCGGCGGCGTTGGCGCGGATCTCGTCGCCAGGAGTGCCCCACACGGCGGTGGAGGCCTTGCCGGCGACGAGCGTGCGCATGGCGGCGTCGATGCGCTTGCCGCTCGTCGTGCCGAGGAAGTGAGCCAGGGCGGCGAAGTCGTCCTCGTTGAGCTGGACCTCGTTCTCGCGTCCGTTGACGCGCAGGGAGGTAAGGAGGTCGAGTTCCTCGGAGGTGAGGAGACGCTGGAGTAGGAACTGCTTCATACGGAAACGGGTTGGGGTGCCTGTGACACCTGTGACTGTGACGCCTGGGCTTGGGCCTGCTGGGCTTGCTGGGCTTGCTGGGCCTGCATCTGGACGGCCTGCACGGCCGCGGCGCCCATCTGGGCGATCTCCTGCATCACCGGGGCGAGCTGCTTGGCGCCGGCCGGGTCGGACTTCTTCAGTGCCTCGAAGTGCTGCATGGCGTGCTGCGCAAAGAGGATGCCCTGCTCGGGGGCGATGCGCTCGCCGGTGCCGATCCGGCGCTGGATATAGCCGATGAGGCTCTGCAGGTGGGCGGAGTGGTCGTCGGTCTGCTGGACCTGGGCGGGGAAGCCCATGGTCATGATGGAGATTTCCTGGGCTTGGTCCTCCATCTGGGAGGCCGCCTTCTGCTCGGGCTCGCGGAAGAGTCGGCGGACGATCCGCGGGTCGTCGACCTCAAGGGCGGACTTGGTAAGTTCAGCCTGGTCGACGTAGGGGCTGCCGGAGAAGGCCTGCAGGCGGGAATAAGCCTTCTGGATCTGAAGCGGGCGGTTGGAGGTGTCGCCAGAGCCGTTCGGCTCGATGGCATAGGAGGCCTTGAGCGCGGCCTCGTCGAGCTGGCCCACTTGGCTGTCGAAGTAGAACTTCAGGTCGCCGGTCATGTGCTGGGCGCAGATCGCCCAGGCCATGCGGAGGAGTTCGCCGAGCTCGCGGCGGAAGATGCGGGAGCGCAGCTCGGTGTTATTGCCCATCACCTGCGAGATGATCGAGGCCTCCGTCGCGGTCTTGGCTCCCTTGTGGCCGGCCATGCCCGAAGCCTGGCCCATGCCGAAGTCCGGGACGGTCACAAGCTGCTCGGCGACCGCGCGGGCAGCCTGCATCTGCATGGGGATGTCCTGCGGGGACGGGGGGAAGTCCACGGACTTGACCTCGTAGGGCAGGATCTGGCCGGGGCGGAAGGTGACCGAGGCGTTGTTCTCGAGACCGCCGGATGGCGTGTAGAAGAGCGGCTGGCAGGTGAGCGTCAGCCAATCCATCTGGGTGTTCCAGAGCTTGTTCAGGGAGGCCTCGAACGGGGCGACGCGCTCGGGGATACCCCGAGGGGAATGCCAGCCGTCCTCCTTGAGCTCGTAGGTGAACGAGCCGAACGGGCAGGCGCCTTCAGCGAAGGGTCCGTAATGGTAAGGGCAGACGAAGTCGGGCCGGAGAGGCTTGTCAGGTGCGAGTGGGCTGGCCGTCGAGATGACCCAACGGCCTTCCCTATCACGGTGCCAGATCTCCCAGATCACGATCATCTCCTGGTCGGAGTGCGTGACGCCCTCGCGGAGGCGGCGGTTGGTCTCGGCGACGACGCCGGCCTCGCTGCCGCGGCCGGTGATGGAGCGCACTAGGTCGGAGTCCTGGTCGTAGAGACCGGAGCGTGCGTACTCGTCGGCCGAGATCGTGTGCACCTGGCAGATCCAGTCGGCCTCGGCCAAGTTGCGGGTCCACGGCGGGACGATGAGGCGCAGCGGAGGGATGACCGTGAACTCCAGACGTTCGCGATGGGCGTTCCAGCGGACCTTCACGGGAGCACGGCCCGAGACGAGCATCGTGTCGACGGCCCGCACGACGAACTCCTCGAAGTTGCTCCGCTGCTTGAGGATGTGGTCGAACCACTGGCCCGCGGCGATCTGCCAGCGCGCGGCGTCGGCATCCAGGCCAGTGAAGGAGGCGATGGTGTCGGCCGCGAATACCTGCTGGATATACGCCGGCTTCATCTTCTCGATGAGCATGTCGGCCAGGGGGAAGTGCATGTCGGCCGCGCCCTTCCAGGGACGCACCTGGCGGCGCTCCCCGTCGTGACGCATCTCCTGCCAGCGCGACTGGCGCATCTCCCACTGGGAGCGCGCAGCCAGGGCGGCCCGGACCTTGTCATGCAATTTGCTGCTCATCGGTTCTGGTCACGCGCCTGGGCTGCGCGGCTGAGCATCAGGATCTCCTGCTCCAGACGGAGGTACTCCGCCTGGCTGTGCCAGATCTCGTCCGCCTGCGGGTTGTACAGGCCGTCCCTGGTCTGCACCGGAGTCCCGGCCTGCAGGCGCAGGATCCGGGGCGAGCCCTGCAGCGAGCCCGAGGTCGGCCTCGAGACGCATACGCAGCCGGTCAGCGCGAAGCTGGTCAGCAGCGTCGCCAGAGCGCAGGCGGAGTATCTCGTCCTCGGTAGCATCGGATTGGGCTCGGATGTCTCGGAGAAGCTCCCACCTCGCCCGGATGCGCCGCACCTCGCAGAGGTCGCGGAACGCGCGGACAAGGTCGGAGAGCAGTCCGATCACTTGAGTGAATCGCCCTCCTTGGCGCAGGCGCAGTCCTCGCGGGAGCAGACGGCGCAAGGGGCCGACTGGGAGGGACGCGCGATCTTGACCGAGGCGGTCAGGTCGAGGGTGTACTCCAGGAAGCGGAACCACCAGGTCGTGCGGTAGCCGTTGATCTTCGTCTCGCAGACGACGCCGCCCACGACGTTCATCACCGGCTTGAGCAGCAGGCGCAGGCCGCCGATCAGGATCAGGAGCGTCGTGATCCATCCGCCCTTCCCGTTGAGGGCGTCCTGCAGCAGGCCCGTCAGGGCCTTCTGGAGCTCGACGGACTCGGTCGGCCCGGCGGCGGTGGCGGCGGGGTCCTGGGCCGCGTAGAGGCCGGCGGTCAGGACGAGGAAGAAGGCGACGACGGCGAGGGTGTGGTTGAGGCGGTGTTTCATCTGGTTGGGAAGGGGTCGGGTTTTTCATCCTGCGAAGCATCCGTCCATGGCGCCGCCGGCGGCGGCCTCCTCGGCGAGTTCCTGGCGCATGCGCTCGTCCAGGGTCAGGGCCATGCCCGAGGACATGAAGTCGACGGGCGCATGGGCGGGGCTGCCGCGCATGCAGCCCAGGAGGGCGTCGGCGCGGTCGGGGGAGCCGGCGCCGCGGCGGCGCATGTCGTCCTTGGACTCAAGGCCAAGGCGACCGTCGGACTTGCGGTCCATGCGGCGGTCGCAGAGCTGCATCTTGGTGTCCTCGTCGATGTCGAGGATCAAGCGGCAGCGGCGGATCTCCTCCGCGCCGTCGTGCCAGGTCTCGGCCCCCCAGTTGCGATAGACCTCGGCGTCGTCGGGGGCTGAGCCGTTGCGGCAGCGGTTGATTTTCCAGCCCTGCTCCTGGAGGCGGTCCAGCATGGGCGCGCCAAGCCCGTCGGCGTCGGCGTAGATCTCGTGCGGGGCGAGGTTGAGCTCGCGGAAGCGCGAGATGAAACGGCCGACCGCGGCCATCGTGTCGCGGTCCTGGAACGCGTCGACGATGCGGACGCGGTTGCCCTCGCGCAGGGCGAGGACGTTCTCGTCGCCGCCGGCGGCGAAGTCGCAGAAGGCGCGACGGCCGCCGGCAGGGTCGAAGGCGGGAGGCGACTGGAGGCAACGCTCCAGGTCGGAAAGGGACAGGACGAAGCTCGCGTCCTCGTCGGTGAATTCGGCGAAGACGGCCGAGCGGACCATGGGGTTCTTCTCGCCGCGGGCCGCAACGACGATCGCGTTCTTTGAGTGGTCGGCGTGCGGGCACTGGCTGCCGGGGACGACGAAGCGCTTGAAGGGCGAGGACGCCTGGGTCTGGCTCTTCCAGAACTCGCCCGTGGCGGCGCCAGGGGAAGAGGTGTAGAGGATACGCTGGTAGGTGCAGCGGTCGAAGGCCTCGAAGATGCCGGCCGGGACCGACTTGGCCTCGTCGACGATGATCATGAGCGGGCCGGGACCGCCGTCGGTGGAAACGGCGTCGCGGCCGTGCCAGCCCTCGGCACGCTCGGGCTTGTCGGTCGTGAATCCGATCCAGCGGGCCCCGTTGGGGGCGGTGATCTCCATGGACGACTCGTTGAAGTTCCAGCCCTTGAGCCGGTGGGCGTGCCGGCGGAGGTTGGGGAAGAGCTGAGCGCGGACCTGGCGGTCGACGCCGGCGGTGCTGATGACCGTCGAGTTGGGGAACGAGGCCAGGTGCCAGAGGATCAGGCCGGTGATGATGGTCGAGGTCTTGCCCGATCCGTTGGCGGTCCGGAGGGAGACGCGGGCGCCCGAGTCCTTCATGGCCTCGAACACCTCGCGCTGCCAGGAGGGGTTCTCGTTGACGGTGTACAGCAGCGACCCGTTGGCCCGGACCTCGCGGGGCGAGGCCGGCAGGTTCTTGCGGCGGCCATCGTAGACCGGAATGCCCAGGATGTACTTGGCGAATCCGTAGGGGGATTCGACGAGGGCACGCTGCTCGGGGGTCAGGGCGGTCATCAGTTACCGTTGCCCTCCCCCGGGTCGGCCGAGATCACGCCATCGAGGCGGGCCTGCGCCAGGGCCTTGAGCAACGACGGCTCGATCGGGTCCTGGCCGGTGCTGACGATGGTGGTGTTGTTGACGGTGGTCGCTCCCCTGGTGCCGTCGGACATGCGGCCGCTGGCGGCCAGGGCCGTCTTGGTGAGGTTCAGGGTGTTCTGGAGCAGGCGCTCCTCCTTCAGGACGAGCCGCTCGAGGTGCTCAGAGGTGGCCCCTTCGGTCTCGGCCTGGATCCGCTCCTCGCGGGCGATCTCGAGCTCGATATTATAAAGTTCGGCCAGGTGGTAGGTATTACGCAGGCGAGACTCGGCGTCGTTGCCGCTGCGGTACATGTACTGCTCGATGACCGCCTTGACGTCCGAGCGGCGCCGGAGGTGGCAGGCGATCCAGGAGGCGTTCTTGGGGCTGTAGCCGGCGTCTAGGGCCGCCCTGCGGGGCTGGCCATGGACCACGAAGGACAGGACGAACCGCTGCTCCCTGGGGCGCAGCTGGCCGAAGCCGAAAGGAAGGTCGGAGCACGAGCCCGGTTCAGCCAACGGCAGGTCAACGTTGGGGGGAGATAGCGAAGTATCTTTTGAGGGTTGGATCCCCTGTGCCGTGTCGGTGGCTATGGCCGAGCCGTGCTCCATGCCCGCGATAGAGCACCAAAACGGACCAGCCGTCAGCGGGGCCGGGGTGGCTCATCCTACCACCGACGGACAACTTCAGCGCAACCCGACGAAGTTGCCTTGAATAGGGCAAAC